CCGTACAGCTACATCGCCAAGATCATCAAAGGGGAATCCGTCCGCGTGCCGCCCGTGGGGTGTGGTTGTGCGGAGCATAGTCGCGTGCGGGAATACGTCGGGAATCCCTATGCCGGGCAGGAAGTCTTGAAGATCGCCGATCAGTCCATGTGGGCGGAGGATCAGCCGCATTCCGACAATACGATGAAGTCGATGGCGAAGTTATTTTTGCAGGAAGGCGTGGTATTCACCAAAGGAGAGCGCGGCGGCGATACGATGGTGGCCGAATGGCTCTACGGGCATTATTGGAAAGACCCGCTCAAGCCCATGTATCGCATCACGACCGCCTGTCCGGGGCTGATCTGGGAGATCGGGCAGCAGCGGCATAAGGACGTGTCGGCGGTGCGGGCGGCGAACCAGGCGCAGCCAGAACAGCTCGTCGATAAGGACAACGACGCGTGGGATTCGATGAAGATGTTCTTCCTCCGCTTCCCTCCGCGTCCGCGCGAAGCGGTGGCGGCGCAAGTCGGCAACACGTTTGCGTGGTGGCAGTCAGTCGTGAAGAAGGAAACGGAAGGGGATGATCTGCCGACCTTTCAGCGGGACATGGTGAGTTAGGATGGCGCATGAACGATCAGAAACGGTCGGTGGTCCATCCAGTTTTTGGAATGTCTTTGGCCCAGGCACGATCGCTCCTGGGATGTTACTGCCCCCACGTTATGCGTTTGAGCAACCTGTCTATCCTCATCTGCAAGAAGCGTTAGGAGCGTCGATTGTCCGCTCACTCTTGCAAGGAATGACGCCTCCGGTTCCACCGAATTATGTGCCGCCTGGACTGAAAGGCAAGATGCTGGGCTTCCCCTTCGGCTTTCCTTACGAACAGGGGCTTCGCTGACATGCCCAGGAAACGCAAAACATCTCCGCTCCAATCCGGCCAGCCGATCACACCATCGGCGGACGAGAAGGCCAAACAGGAACGGCTGACTCGCCTAGAGAAGTGGAAGACGCGAGTCTCGCAGGCGATGAAGCGCCGGCGTGAGTGGGAATTGGACTTTCGCGTCGAGGACTTGGAACGCTTCTTCCTCGGCGATCAGTTGGAATCGGGGCGGAAGAAGAAACAAGACCTCGTGTTCAACCACTTCCGCGCCAAGGCCAGGACGCTGAAGCCGAATCTCTTCTATACGGCCCCTAAATTCTTTGTCCGTCCGTTGCCAGGATTGCGTCCGCCAGCGGAGGAGTTGAATGCCGCGATCGGCGAATCGGTGCTGGAAGCGATCGGGAATCAAGACCAGAACTTGAAGCGTGCCGCGTCCTTGTCGCTCTGGCAAGCGTTTTTCCGCGTCGGGGTGCTGAAGACCTGCTACGACCCGCGCTTGGAGCCGAATCCCCAGGCGGGGCAGCCCGTCTATCAGGAGGACGACAACGGCCCCGTGATGGATGAGATGGGCCGACCGAAGGCGCAGATCAATCCCCTCGATGGCAAGCCGATGGTTGAGGCTGACAAAGTGTTGACCGATGATGTCTATCGCTACGACTATGTGGATGCGCGGCGATTGCTGCTCCCCGATGAAGGCCCGGACCAATCCAAGTGGACGTGGATCGGGGAGGAAATCACGGTGTCGTTGAAGCAGGCGAAGGAAGACACGCGCTTTCCCCCAGATCGGCGCGAGGCGCTGACCGCGAATGGGCAGGCGCACGAGACGGAGCGGGGCGCACGGCCTAAGTTGGAGCGGCCTGAATCCGATCCCACGTTCACATATCTCGAAGTCTATGATCTCTTGGAAAAGACGCTCCTTATTTGGGCGGACGGGCAGACGTGGGAGGATTTTCTGGTGGAGGAGCCGCTGCCGGCTGGGATTGAGGATCATCCCTACGCGCTCCTCATGCTCGGCGATCCGATTACGGGGCCGATCCCCTCGCCATGGCCCGCGCCGTTTACGCGCTCGTGGCTTGACCCCTGCCGGGAATACAACATCAACCGCAAGCAGATTCAGAACGCGGCAAAGCGCTCGGCACGCAAAGGCGTGTATTTCCCCAACTCCTTTGACAACGTGGATGAGGCCGTGAAGGTGCTTCAATCACCCGATGATATGACGTTTGCGCTCTGCTCCGACCCTGCACAAGTCCCGCAGATTCTCACGGAGCCACCCTTAAACTCAGATGTCTATAAGGCGGCGCAGATGACACTCATGGATTTGCACATGATCACCGGGGTCACGGGAGCACGCTCGACGGTGACGGAAGGCAGCACGGCGACCGAGCAATCTTACATCGAGCGGGCAGCGAACCTGCGGGATGCGGATACGCAGGATGCGGTGAATGATTGGCTCTCGGAAGCGGGGCAGAAGATGTTTCAGTTGGTCAAGGGCACGCTCACGATGGATGTATGGATCAAGCTCCGGTCGCTCTCGGATTCCGAGTTTCTGAAGCTCATGGAACGCCGCTACGGGATTCCTGCCGATCAGCTCTTGCTCTTGGAGAAGGCCATGCCGGGGCTCAAAGAGATTCTGAAAGAACGGGTGGGGAAGGAGCAATGGCGGCGCGTGACCCGCGAGCAGTTGACGTTTGAGGCCGATGTCTCGGTCGCGCCTGGCTCCGCACGTCCACGCAATCTTGATGCGGAACGCCAAGCCTGGATGGATTTTCTCAAACTCCTCGGCATGTTCCCGCAGTTGGCGCTGTCGCGGGAACTCCTCAAGGAGACGGCGCAGAAGTTCGACGGCTTCATCTCGGAGCGGATGATTGATGAAATCAATGCCTTGGCCGAGAAGATGGTTGGCATTCAGAGCCAGATCGCGGGGCGTAACCAGGGCGGGCAGCCTAATCCTGGCGCGGGGACGGGTACCACGGCGGGCAATCCGCAGATCGCGGCACTGTTATCTGGTATCCAAGGCGGGCTCGGAGCAGGCTGATGCCGGTATATAGCTGGGAGTGTCCGCAGGGTCATCAGCGTGAGCAGTATTTTGTCAATTGGCGAGCGGCAGAGGGCGTGCCGATGACCTGCGACTGCGGACTGGGGATGGAGCGCATCATCGTGCTGTCGTCGCCCTTGCTGTATTTCGAGGAAGGGCGCGGGCGCTGGATTCCAAATATCGCCAACGATCCGCTGTGGATCACGAGCCCTGCGCAGCACCGCGAGGCCATGAAGAAATACGGAGTCGAGCAGGCAGGCTCGCGCATGGGGTATCCAGGATGCCAAGTCTAGATGGCGATTCATGGCGAACACGCGATCTTCGATCAGGCGGTCACGGTGTCGAGCACGGTCCTGGCGCTGCCGACCTCGTTCATGGGCCAGCAAGTCGTCCGCGCGGTGCTCTCCGTCGAGACGGCGGGGATTCGTTATCGCTACAACGGAGCCGATCCCGATGCGGCGACTGGACATCTCCTTCAGGCCGGACAGGGGTTGACTGTTGAAGGGGCGTATAACATTGGCAAGTTCCGCTTTATCCGGGCCACGTCTACCGATGCGACGGTGTTTCTCACCCTTGAAGCGCCATGAGCCAGGTCACTCATCCCTCGCCACAGCATTCCATGAGCCTGTCGGGGAATACGGCGGGGACGCTGCAACTGCTGTCCAGCGGGACGGTCTATCTCGCGGGTGGCCCCAACATCACGCTCTCGCAGAACCAGAACAGCATCTCGTTCAGCGGCGGGGCTGGGGGCGCGGGGATCACCAACATCAACGTCAGCGCGGGGACGACCTCCAACAATCTCTCGGCGTTGACCTTTGCCGACTCCAATGGCGTGACGTTTGGCCTCGATGGCTCGACGCTCACAGCCTCCGTGGTCCCAGGCGGCGGCGGGCTGACGAATATCCGGGTGTCCGGCGGGACGACGAGCAATCTCCTCTCGGCGATCACGTTTGCGGACTCCAACGGGATCAGCTTTGGGCTGAACGCCTCGACGATGACCGCCACGGTCAAGACGGACTATCAAACGTCAGGGGCCTATCTCACGACGGCGATGCTGTCCAATGCGGCGACGATCTCAAACATCCGCGTTTCTGCAGGCACGACCAGCAATCTGCTGAGCGCCATTACGTTTGCCGACAGCAACGGCCTCGCGTTTGGGATCAATGCCAGTACGATGACGGGCTCGTACACGGTCCCGACCGTCACGAACTCCTCGTGGACAGTCTCCGATGCGGGCACGTCCGGCACGGTGGGACGGCTCGCCTTTACGAACCTGAACAATCTCACGCTGTCGCTCTCCTCCGGTGCGGCGGGCCTCCACACGATTGTCGGGTCGTTCTCGGTCACGAACACGATTCCGCCGATTGGCACGGCGGTCAAGGTGGTGCAGACCTCCGGCTCGACCGGCACGATCACGCGCTT